CCTCAGGGCCCACAAGGCTAGACTGGAGCTACAGGAGAAGCGGGTGCCGCAGGTTCAGATGGAATCACTCCTATTGTTACTATTACAAATATTTCAGGTGGTAGTAATATTGATTTTAATTATGGTTCAGGAGATTCTCGTAATACTAATGTAAATGTTTATAATGGTACAAATGGAACAGATGGCCACACTCCTGTCATCACCGCAGTTAAAGAGAATGGAGTAACAACAGTTTATTCAGATGGAGTTGCTGTTGCTACTATAAATGATGGCGCTGAGGGTGCTCCAGGAACGCCAGGTACTAATGGTACAAATGGTGCTAACGGAGCGGATGGTGATGATGGAATTACTCCTGTTGTTACTGTAACTTCGATTACTGGTGGACATAATGTTGCATTTAGTTATGGAACTGGAGACGCAAGAAATACTGATTTTGATGTAATGGATGGTGAAGCAGGTTCTGGCGGTGGAAGTTATACCGCTGGTACTGGAATTGATATTACTAATGGAGTTATTTCTTTAGCTGTTGTTAATGGAGAGGGGGTTCAGTATTAATTATGAGTCAAGTTTTAATAAATGAATCTACCCTACAAGATGTTGCTGATAGTGCAAGAGGTATAAGCAAAAAATTATCTATAGTGCCTGAAGGTACTAAAGTTGTAGGATATAAATATAAGTCAGGTACAACTAGTTCTGGTACATATTATACTTCTTTTCGTTTTACTGACTATTTTTTAGATTTTTAGGCGTCTTATGTTTTTATTATGCCAAACTATATATACTGGTCCGATCCGTCGAATAATTTTTATACAAGTGAAGATGGTAATTCAAATTCTACATTTCTTTCGACTTATATGCCTACGGTTATACCCTATACCGGAAAGAATAAAACGGAAGGACATAGCTTTACAATAAGATCTACTCCACAAGAGTTACTTTTTATTCTTTTGGATGAAAATTTTAATCCAATTATTTACGATGAAAACATCCATGCTGGATTACCTTCTTATACTTTTACTTCTGTTTTAGATAATTATCATTATTATGTAATGAAACCGTATATGTATAAAAAAGAAAACAATGATCTATTATATCCAAAAGACTTTGATGAAGAGATACGGACATTAAGAGTAGCTTAGTATCCATGTCCTTTTTGTTGGATAGATATAAATAATAAAGGAACTAGATTTAGCCCTATGGATACAAGGTTTCTAGGAATTGATAAATTAGAAGATTTGAAGATGGTTGCATACAGTACGAAGATCTCTAGCTCTTCTTTTGATGTTTTTTAGATTTCTTAGAAAAATTCTATTATTGTACCAGGTTTTGAAGAGTATGGAAAAGGATATAAAATATTAAATTTATATCGGCCCGAACATGCTTATTCAAACGATTAGCAGAATTATCCTGCTCATCGTTCCGATCAAAGTTTACATATGAAGGATCATCGATTATATGTTATATATCGTACAAGCACTACGAATGGCTGGATCTTTAATACTTCTAGTGCCGACTTTAGGAATAATGAAAGAGTTTTTTTCATATATTAAAGAAGGAGTAAAAAATGACAATTCAAGATAGATTTATATATGCGGATGAAGGTAAATTACTGGATTTTGCAAAACCTCATTTCGCAATGAATGAAGATAATATTCCTGTTAGAATACATTTAAATACTCCTATCCTTCATATGGGAATTATGGATAAACCTTAGAACTATATTGAAATAGATAAGAGTGAGGTAGAATAATGGGATTATTTGCAGTTATCACAGGAGATGATTTAGGTTTACCGACAGAATTAAGTGGAACTGCAATTGTACCAATTGACTCGGATGCAAATGGAGAAGATAATGTCGCTTGGAACAACGAAACAACAACAGTAACAGTACAAGTAGATTATAGCGATGCCTTTGCCGCATTTGCTGAATCTTTTTACTTAATTGCTCTTGATTTAGTTCCTATTGATACTGGATATTTGTTATCTTCTATATCATCTTCATCCGATGACTGGAGTATGACAGCTGAGGCGGACGCCTATTATGCTCAGTATGTATAGTTTGGAACATGGAAAATGGCGGCGCAGCCTTATTTCATACCGGCTCTAAATATGGCTTGGGAAGAGGCTGCTCCGCTATTTGAGTAGGCTTTAGCTAGTGCTCAATAGGACTTAGATAATTAGATTGCCGCCATTCAAGAGGACTTAGGAGATAATTCTGATACAGGATTTGGCGGACTAGGTGGTTTCTTAGGAATGATTCTAGGTGGATTAGTCGTAGGATTAATTCAAGGTGTTCTAAATTATCTAGGTTCCGCAGGAAGCGGTTCTGGAGGTAGATCCGGAGGCGGGAGTATATCTGGTGGTGATTTTGATAGTTTTGTAGAAATAACTTAAAGGAGAGTAATCATATGATAAATAAAATTAAAGTAAAATTATTTGATATTCTCTCTAAGGATTTGGGATATAACGTAGTAGATAATCCAGAAAGAGGAGAAAGCTTTCCTTGTGTGTTTTTAAAATTAGGAAATACTACTAGAGATATATTCCGCAATAACTTTAGATTTCAAATAAAATTTAAAATAGATATTTTCTCTAATTACGATGGAGAAAAAGAGATATTAGAAATGGAAAGCGCAATCTTTGATGCGATTCAAAGTCTATATGAGATAGATGGAGTTACATATGTAAGATAGAGCGATTTCCGCATACTTGATGATAAATCCACATCAGTAATGAGAAAACATGGCATTATTACTTTGTCTATTGTCAGTACTGGTATGGTAGAGGAGGTAGAAGATGAGCAAAACAGTTCTACCAACCCATAATGGTGTAAATGCGGTTTTATTTGTGAATAATGTCGCAGTGGCGGGACAGACTAACTGCACATTAAATAGAACAATGAAACCTATTACTATAACAAATAAAATAAACGGTACATGGGAAGAAAGTTTATCTGGTATCCGCAACTGGTCTTTAAATTGTACTGGTATGTTTATTAAAAATAAAGAAGCTTTCGATCAACTGGAATAGGCTTTTTATGATGGTAATACTATAACTGTAAAGATTACAGATGGAGACCGAGAATATAGTGGAACTGGATTGATTACTCGTTTTCCTGTGTCTGCCGCATATAATGATGCGTATGTATATAATATTACAGTCTTAGGAACAGGAGCATTGAGTTGATTAGAAAGCAAATTAATAATAAAATTTACTCATTTAATTTTGGGATAAAATGTATAATTTTATCAGACGATTTTTTAAAATTAGATAGTAAATAGAAAAAAAGATTGCTTTTTAGAGATATTTTAATTTAGAAACAAGATGCAGATGAGTTGATTAATTTACTTTCTGACTCTTGTATTGAGTAGATAATTGTTGCTACCTTTGAAGATGCTTTTTTAACTCCTTTGTCAAAAGATTGCTCCTTTTACTCGATATAGAACTTCTTAAATTCTAACAATCTTCTTCAATAGGTAGATCAATTATATATAAAGGCGGTGGGCGAGGCAGGGGTCTCTCCTGCCGCTTTCTTTTAGATGACACCTAAAGAAGTGGAGTTAGCATACATGGGATATTTAAAGCGGATGGAGCTAGGTGCGAACTGTACACTAGCGGCCGCCCGCAAGGCAAGAACTTCAAATGGTTAGCTTATTTCTCTCTTGCATGGATAGGAATATGGATTATCTACTCTTGAAGAACGAGAAGCAACCTTTAAGATATTACAAATTAGTTAAGGAGAATTATTATGGCATTAACTAATATTGAAAGTATAGAAAGTATGGTTCAAAGTAACCTTGCTGATACGATTCAAACTTCAGACACCTTGCCATAGGTTGAAAGCGACCAGGTCGCCGCACCAGAAAGTATGACAAATGCAATGTTTGAAGATGATGAATCAATGAGTTTTTTAATGAATAAGATTGGGCTGGAAGTCCAAAGAAATGGAGGCTAGTAATGCTAATTAATGGCGTTGATCTATCTTCTCTTGGGGTTCAGTTATACAATAGAGTTTTAACAAGCAATAGTATTAAAACTACTAGAGACTGGCTTGAAGGAGACATTCAACCAACCTTTATTCGTCAACAGGAAAAATTCAAAACTATTCAGTTACAGTTTTTAATAACTGAGAAGAATGAAGACGATGCTTTCTTAGTGATGAGTAAATTAACCGCTATGTTGAAGAAGGCTACAGTTGTATTTGATGATATTGATCTATTGTTTGATATGACTATTACTGGACCGACACAACAAAAACGGTTAAAGAATGGAAACTTTATTTTAACTGTAGACTTAGTTAGTGATTACGCAAAAGGCCAGACAGAAGTTTATACAACTAATCAAAAGGCTACTAACTATTTTAAACTAAGAATCCTTTATTATCAAAATGGTAATGTATTAATTTCAACCGATGAAGTGGTTATTCGTTCGTCTGACTTTGATTTGGTTAATACTTGGGAATCATTAGGAATTAATATAAATAAGTATAAACCAGACTACTATAATGGCGGACAGGTGACAAACTTCAGCGGCCGCGAGATAACATACGAAAATTTATATGCATTACAAACTTTAATTATTAACTATGCTCCTGTTGTTTATTCAAAAGAAGTAGAGTATTTTATTAAAGATTAGAATGATACCTTAAATTCTGTGCAGACAGCTACAATCACTTTTACAAAAGCTCAAGTAGATGCCGCGAGAAACTTAGGTGAATTAATTGATTTTAATGCGTATAAACCAGATGGTTATTTTGCATCAACTAATTTTAATGAAGAATTTAATTTTAATAATTTATTAAGTTTTTCACCTTTACAGATTTATTTTGAAGAGATTGAAAATGAATCTTCTAAAAATATTACAATTACTTATAATAGACAGAGTGCAGATGGTACTTATTCTGTTGTAGGTTCTAATGTAGTAACTGTAAAACAAAGTGATGTAGTATTAGGTTCTAGATTAAAGAATTTCGTTAATTTAAATAGATATAAACCTGAGACACATTATAATAATGGGTATTTAAAAACAGATGATTACGAAGCATCAGTTGCATATGCAGATTTAAAAGCGGCATATGATGTTTATTATGATTTAACTGAATACACTGTTTTCGTAGAATATTACTATGGAGTATATCCTACTTGGAATCGTATTACTACTGCAAGCTATAAGTTTAAATATAATGATGCTTATGAAAATGCAACAAATATTATTTAGACTTTAGGAATTGAAATAGATAAATATAAAACTGAAACCTATGAAGCAGGAAATATTTATCAAGAGCATTATGAAACATTTGATGATGTAGTAAATATTGGAGTTATTCAGATTTATTACAGACCCAAGGATTATTCATTATCTATTGAATATCTGAATGATAATGATTAGGTTATTCAAAGTACATAGATTTTAATCAATGAGACTATGTTCTTCAATGATCCTAGCCTTGCCGCGGTAATTGATCTGAATGCCGCAAGACCAGAAGGATATATCTTCGACGAAGAAAGATCTTATACTGGCGCAGTTACATTAAGTTCCTTACTTGCAAATGCACCTATTCATATTTATTATAAACCTGTAGATGCAGTAAGAACTAAGAGTATTGTAATTAGATATAGACAAGAGCTAGCTTCAACATTCTCAACTATCAATACTTCTATCATAACAATAGAGGAAGCGCAAGTTGGCGGCGGTGTCAGATTAAGTGAGCTATTTGATCTAAATGCATATCGCCCTGAGTACTACGATAATGGTATACTGAATGGTGTTTCCGCATCTTCTATTTTCACTTTTGATGAGATTCAGGGAGAATATATTGTTTTATATATGGCTTCTCAATATTCTACTCAAGTTAGATATTACACTGATGAAATCGAAAATGAAAACTGGATCGGAAGTGAGCAATTAAAATACACTGTATTAGATTTTAGCACTGATACTACTTTAATTGACTTAGGATTAAATATTAACGCTTTCAAACCTTCCTATTGTGATGATGGTGTAGTTCAATATACAGGCCCAGTTAATTTCTCTGCTCTTCGTAATCTTGATTCTATTGATATTGTTTATACTTCAATAGCAGAACCAGCAGACCCTTCTGGAATTGATTATCCTCATAGAATACTGTTTTTACAGCATAATGACATGGGTAACTTTGAGGGCGATTATCCTAACTGGACATTAAATCACGCTTATATTAATACTGGTGTTACTTGTAGTGATATGAGTAAATTAACTGTATTAGTTGATACTTATAGAGTATTCGATACAGAGCCTTTATATAATGTAAATGTGAATGACGCTTATTTATTTGGTAGTATAACTCCTAATGGCAGTTATTATATCAAGTATGTAAATAATACTAAGTTTAAGGATGAAAGAGAATTAACAGGTGTTAATACTTTTAATGTTGCGGCAGGTCTTGGTACGCCAGAACTAGTTCTGGAAGAGACAACAAGTGAAGGCTTTAGCGCAAACACTGGTATTACTGCTTCAACAAGAGATGGATACAGTTATGGAACTCTGACATTCACACACTTAGTTCAGAGTAATTCTGCAAGAATGGACGTTCCGCTATATCTGTTTGCTTGTGATATGAATGGATATTACAGAGGCGGTATCGCGGGCGTTGGTATTAAGAGCTGTAAGATTTACTATGATAATACACTTATCAGAGATTTTGTACCTGTGACATTCTATGATAAGATTGGTGATAAGATTGCTCCTAGTAACT